AATCAGGGTGGGTTGATACAATTAGAGGATATGGTTACAGGTGTATTTACAAAGTTAGCCGCTTCAACATTGAAGCTAAATGTGTCAAGCGTTTCAGCACCTGCGGTATTAGCTGAAGCACAAGAAATGCTAACTGCCACAATCAATGTAAGCGCAATCACGAGCTGGAGTTAAAAATGAGCAACATTATAGATGTTCCTTCCGAGGACAAGGCTTGGCTTGAAAAAGTCGGGCAAGTAGCACCAAAAACCGAAAAGCCACAAATCGTAAAGAAAGACGAGGAATAACCAAATGGCTGTATTTCTAAATAACAAAGTAGGCGTCAAGGTTAACTCTGTTGATCTTAGCGACCATGTGACGGCGGTCACATTAAATAGATCATTTGAAGAATTAACCGTTACGGCCATGGGTGACCTTGGTCAAAAATATGTAAAAGGTTTAGAAGCTTCATCTGTAACTATCAGCTTCCTAAATGACACAGCAGCAGCAAATGTACTAGCAACCCTTCAGGCTGCATGGGGTACAAATGTTACTGTTGTACTATTACAGGAAAAAGGCACAGCTGTAGGTGCAACCAACCCTCTTTACACAATGACCTGCTTGATCAACAACACTACCGATATTAACGGTTCTGTAAGTGATCTAGCAGTACAAGATTTAACTTTTAATGTTAGCGGTGCAGTAACGGTCGCAACAACAGGCACTTTCTAAGGAGTAAAATGTTAGGACTTAAAATCACCAAGGCTTCAGGTGAGGAATCTATTTTGGAAATCACACCAGCGATTGAGTACGCATTTGAACAACAATGGAAAATGGGCTTTCACAAATACTTCAGAGATGAGGAAAAGCAGACTGGTCTTTATTGGGTCTGCTGGGAAGCCCTACGCCGTTCAGGAGAAACTGTCAAACCTTTTGGCGAGCAGTTTCTAGAGACCTTAAAAAAGGTAGAGATTGTAGACGCTGATACCCCAAATGGGTGACGAGGTATGACCTTACTTATTTAATTGCTTCATTAGCAGTTGAGACAGGCATACCTCACAGCGAGTTTATTAACATGGATAGGTCAATGTTGTTAGCAACTTTGGCATATATGAAGGATAGGGCTAAACAAATTGAGCAGCACAGTAGAAGTAAAAGGCGGTAAAGCCTTACTTCTTGCACTCAAAAAGTATGACAAAGATTTAGCCAAAGACTTAAACAAACAAATGGCAAGTTACTTACAGCCTGTAACTAAAAAGGCTAGAAGTTACCTACCTACCCAAGCCCCTTTATCTAGCTGGGGCAAAGAGGTATCAAGCATTGATACTGTCAATTACAGACCTTTCCCAAGGTATAACGGTCTTAAAGCTCGTAGAGGCGTAGGTTATACAACTACCCCAAGCAAGCCAAACAAAAAAGGTTTTATTTACTTTGCACAGATATTCAACTCAGAAGCAGGCGGTGCTATTTACGAAACCGCTGGGCGTAAAAATCCTAACGGTCGCCGTCCAGTTATGTCTACCAACTTGAAAGAGTACGGCACAGTTTTTGCAATGGAAGGTCAAAAGAGAAGTAATAAGAGCTTTAACTCAAACAACCCTTTTGCTGGTTACCAGTTCGTTAATAGTATGCCTGAGGTCTACAAGGTATCACGCAAGGCTAATCAGTCAGGTCGCCTAAGTCGTAAGATGAACGGACGGGCTATTTTCAGAGCATGGGGCGAGACTTACGGCAAGGTAACCCCACAGATTATTAAAGCAATGCAAACAGCTAAAACTAAGTTTGATTCAGGAAAGAGAGCAGCCTAATGGCAAAAACAGATTTATCCGTCAAGATTGGTGCTGAGTTTGTTGGTCGTGCTGCGTTTAATACAGCTGAGAAAAGCGTAAAGAAATTAGGCAAGCAGGTGTTGGCGCTAGCAACAGGTGGCGGTATTCTTGCATTTGGCAGATCAGCAGTCAACGCATTTTACGAGTCAGAGAAATCTGCTAAAGCATTATATGGCACACTAAACAACTTAGGCTTAGCCTTCAAACAAGATGAAGTGAACAAGTATGTTGACAGATTAAGTTTAGCCACGGGCATTGTTGATGAGCGCCTCAATCCAGCTTTACAGGTTCTACTTCTAAATACTAGAGACATAGCCAAGTCACAAGAAATATTGGGCGTAGCCCTTGACATATCAGCCGCTACAGGTATTGATTTGCAACAAACCTCAACGGCATTGGCTAAGGCATTTAACAATGAGCGTGGCGCATTAGGTAAGTTGACCTTGGGCTTCACTAAGGCTGAACTAAATGTAAAAGACTTTGACACTCTGTTGAGCACACTTGCCTATACCTTCCAAGGACAGGCTTCAGCTGCCGCTTCAGGCTTTACAGGCGATATAGATACTTTAAGAATTGCTGTAGATCAATTTAAGGAATCCATTGGCAAGGGTATTGCTAAAGGTCTGACTGATCAGACAGGCGACATGAATAACGCCGCAACAGCTATAACTGGTATAGGTAACGCCTTTGGTAAGTTAATAGAATTGAACTTAAAGTATGGTGGCATAAACCTGTTTAGCCCAGACTTTTACAAGTCATTGTTGGCTACCCCTAAAGTGCCAGTTGGTGCAGGTTTCAAATATGACTTTGGTGTTGGTGCTGAACAGGAAATGGCTGCCCACAGACAAAGAGTCTTAGACGCTCAAAGATTAAAAATAGAAAAGCAACAGTTAGCCGCACAACAAAAGTTATTAAAGGCACAACAAGACGCTGCCAAGATTAAAAAGTCATCAGGGTTATTAGACATAGAGCAAGCGAATATCCTAGCTGCATTACAAGGCAAGATTACCGCTAATGAAAAACTAAGATTAGAACTGCAACTGGCTTTACTTACAGGTAATGCTAAAGAAGCAGATCGTTTAAGTAATGAGCTTTTATTGTCTCAGGGCAGAATAACTGGACTGGCAACTTTCATTTCCAATCTGCCTAAAGCCCTTAATCCTTTTGCAGATTACCCTGCTTATGTACAGGCAGCCTTGGCTGAGTTGGCTAAATTAGCAGCTGCTCAAAAAGGATTACAAGTACAGCCTTCAGCTGCGCCTATGAAAACATTAGAACAGGCAAGAGTTGAAGCTGTGGCTGGCGTGGCTCAGGTAACTGGTATCTACGAAAGCCTAATGGCTAAGATCGCAGCAACTACAAAGGAAAGCACACAAGTAACAAACATTACTGTTAATGGTGCAACCTCAGGTTTACTAGCTGAATTACAAAATGGCCTAATAAATAACTCAGCTTCAGGCAGTCAGTCAAAAATAAATAGATTGTCACTCATAGACTAATGGCACTACCAGCAACGCTTAATGTAAGCCTCAACTTTAACTCAGGCGCAACCTTCGGTAACCCTTTTACAATAGGCGACCCTGTTAACGGCAGACTTGGCTTCGGTATCCTTGGAGACGGCACAGCCCCTGCATTAGTTATTGATGTGACTGATGTCACACGCAGTATTCAAATTAAGCGTGGTCGTAATATCCTTAGAGACACATACGAGGCTGGTACTGCAACTGTCAGGCTCTACGACCAAACAGGTCGCTTTAATCCCCAAAACACAAGCTCTGACCTGTATGGGCAACTTACACCTTTACGCAAACTAAGAATATCTGCCACCTATGCTGGCACTTCGTATTACCTTTTTAGTGGATATACAACGACTTATGCCTATACCTATGACCAAGCAGAGAATGTGTCCTATGTAGACATAACAGCTGTTGACGGTTTCCGTTTGTTCAACCTAGCCAACATTACAACTGTTACAGGCTCAGCCAATGGTGATGACACAGGTGAGCGCATAGGCAAGATATTAGACACAGTAGATTTCCCAAACAGTTTAAGGTCAATAGAGACTGGTGACTCATTATGTCAGGCTGACCCTGCTACAACTCGTACAGCCTTGACTGCAATTATCAATGCAGAGTTTTCAGAGCAGGGTGCTTTCTACATGGACGCCGAAGGTCAGGCAGTATTTAAGAATAGAGCCAGCACTATCTCCTCAGCTGGTGGCACGCCTATTGAGTTTAATCAGACAGGCGACATACCTTACAAAAACTTAATGTTTGCATTTGATGACAAGTTAATTATTA